TACCAGCTTGTGATTCTAAAATATCCCAACAATGAACAGAAGGATAATAACTAAAAGAGTTCCAGAGCTGAAGTTCATCAAGTCTTCTCTTCGGGACGTCATCAGGTTTATATCCTCTTTGAATAAACGCGCTAATAGGGAGGCGGTAAAAGATTGCACCGTTTTCCATAATCGCATGAAATAATAAAGCGCGACCAGTAATGCACGTGACACCAAAGATGATACAGTCTTCAACTTCTCCATGATGTTTTTTAAGATCATAAAGATACTCTCTCCTTATTTGAGCATACTCTACCGGTATGTTTGCATTTAAATAAGCCATAAAAACTCCTCATTTAATTGTACCCCAATTAGGACCAGATTCATAGTCCACTTTAATAGGCACTTCTAACTCAACCGCAGACTCCATAATTTCTTTTATTTTATCTGCATTGTTATTCACAGATATATCAAGTTCATCATGTACTTGTATATGTGGTGTAATACCTTCTTTGTGTAACTCAACCATAGCTTTTTTAGTCATGTCTGCTGCACTACCTTGTATCAATCTATTCAAAGCCTTATATGTATAAGCTCTTCTGATCCCTGGTCCGTGTTCCGCTAACGCTGCTTCATGTGGTAAGGCTTTATGAATACCATATTGATTAGGTTCCCATAAATCAAATCTACACCTCCGCCCTAACCAAGTTCTAACTCTACCATTATTGGATGCTTTCCTCATAACACTATCCATTAAAGTTTTAACAAAAGGCACTCTATTGTGATATTGTTTAAATAAATCTTTAGCTTTATCTTCATTAATACCTAATTCTGCTTGTAGTTTATTTTTACCCATACCATAAAACAAACCAAGGTTAATTGTTTTAGCTTGAGATCTAGGTATGTCTGCCATCTCAGCCACAATTTGATGAAAGTCAGCTTCACCATCTTTATAAGCATCAATAACTTCTTGGACACCATACAATCCATCGAGTGCAGCATAATGCACAACTAGTCTTGGTTCTTGTTGTGAGTAATCAAAGCAACCCCAAGTGTGTCCCTCTTCAGGTATAAACAAAGACCTAATCATTGGTCCAAGTTCCTTGTTCCGTGCAGGAATTTGTTGTAAGTTTGGATTAGCATAACTAAATCTACCAGTAACTGTACCGCCAACATCAGATCTTAGTTGGTTTATCTCAGCATGTATTCTTCCTTTATGTGAGTGTTTTAATATGGTATCTATAAATGTTGTGTGAGCTTTATTTATTTCACGAGCTCTAGCGATTTGTTTAACAACTGGGTGTTCATGGTTTTGTAAAAAATTTTTAGTAAATGATGGAGAATCTGTTTTTTTCGTTCGGTCGTAAGGTAGGTGAAGTTTTTGAAAAACTTTCTCAATACTCCTTGCTGCCCATATTTGAGTATCTACTCCTGTTTCTTTTTTTACTTTTTGTAAGCATTCTTTTTCTTCTGTTACTAGTTTCTGCTTTAATTTGTACGCTGCTTCAGTATCTACACGAACACCTAAGAAACGCATATCGACAAGGCAAGGAAAAAGTTCTGTCTCTAATTCAAAGATAGAAGTAACCTCCTCCATCAATATTTGTTTTTTCATTTCTTGCCATAATTCTAAAGTTAGTTTAGCGTCTTGCTCTGCATACTCACCAACGTACATGGCAGGCAGTTTATACATCTCAGACTTAGGATCTATGCCCCATTCCTTGGCAGTTTCGGTCAAAACAGCCTCATTTTTGCCCTTTCCGAGGTAATCACGACCCATACTACCCAAATCGTAACGAAAGCGATTCTCGTTGACGAGAGAGCCACTAATCATGGTATCTATAATAGTTCCATTGATTTTAAGGCCTTCAGCCCTAATAAAGCACACATCATACATTGCATTGTGAAAAATCTTCTTAGAAGGGTAGTTTAGAATGGTTCTAAAGTAATCTATTACTTTTTTCCTATCCATATTACCCCCACCTTCATGAGCTATTGGATAATATGCTGACCAACCCTCTACTGCTAAAGCTATACCAACAATCTTTGCTTGACCGGTTACAGAGCCAGATCCCATAGTTTTTAAATTTGGGTCTTTGGTTTCTAAGTCAATTGCTATCTCATCGTAACTCGATAGATCTTTGAACTCTTCAGGCGGTAGCCACTCTGTTTGTGGTTTAAATAATATCTTCATCTGACAGAACCTTTTTAATTGCTAGTCCGAACTCTCTTGCGATTTGTGGGACGATTGCATTTCCAAGGGTTTTGATTCTGTTGGCTCTGTCTTTGTCCAATTCATAGGAAATCCCATTAGGAACTCCACAAAGCTCGGATTCAATTTGCCACCAGGTTTGTTTTGTTTCATCATTTTGATTGGAAGAGAATCCGAGTTCCTGTTCTTGTAACTCTCGCTCAGGGTCACGTCTTTGTAATCTCTTTGAGCCGGTGTCGGATATATCTCTTTTCTCATCATGTCCCCTATTATCGATGATCTGTTCCTCTGACTTTTGGGAAATGTCAGATTCTTTGCGTCGTTCGTCGTTGGACTGTGATACATCTGTTTCTCCTTCTCCAAATACAGCATTGCGTCCGACAGTTTCGCTCCAAATGTCGACTCTGGCTTGTTCTTCTTCCTCAGAATAAAACCTCCAGACTTTGTTCTCTCCACTCTCTCCGATTGTTGTCCCCCTTCCTCGCAACCCACTGTTGGTGTCGGATACATCTTTACCGCTGCTGTTAGATTGTGTTGAGCCGCTGCTTTCATTCCTTTTCTCTTGATCAGTGTTTCTGGATTCTCTTGTCCCGATGACCTCGGTGTTGGATACATTCTCTTCTCCTCCTCTTGAACTGCTACTGTCAATGGCTTTCCTCCTTGCTTGTACTTTTTCGTTCTCTCCGATGCCGAGTCTTGTGTTGGTGTTGGATACATCTTCATTGTCTCTGGATCCACTTGCTCTCGTAGGTTCGATGGTCTCGTTCTCCCTTTTCTGTGACCCTCCATAATCTTTTTCGTCCCTGCAGCGCTTCTCGGCGGCAAGTAATCCATTGTGTTGGGAGTGGCCCACAATCCAAACTCTGTATCTTTGGTGCCAAGCACCGATGCCTGAAGCTGGAATAAGGAAACATTGGACTTCGAAACCTTCACTTTCCAACTGGTCTTGCACCTGTCTGAGTACCATGCCGTTTTGGAGGTTAACAAGGCCTTGCACATTCTCCCCAATAACGAATTCGGGTTTGATCTCCCTAATGAGTCTAAGCATTTCTGGCCAGAGATAGCGGTCATCGTTTGTACCTTTTTGTTTTCCTGCGACGCTGAAGGGTTGACATGGGAACCCTCCCACAACGACATCTGCTGAGTATTCTTTTCCTTCGACATTTTTTATATCCTCCTCTATTGGTATGTTTGGAAAATTTTTTCTTAAAACCTTCTGACAGTATTTATCTTTCTCAACAAATTTCACTGTCTCAAAAAAACCTGTTGAGTCTAAACCTAAAGCAAATCCTCCTATACCTGAAAATAAATCTAAAACTTTTAATTTTCTACTCACGAATAATCTCTCTCTAGTATCATTTCTAAATAGTGTATTGCTTTCTTAATGTCTTCTTCCTTTCCCTTTACAGAGTGTCTGCAAATATATTTTATAGCATTGCCCTCTGCAAAAAGCAACTTGTTCTCATTTATAAACTCTGCTGGCTGAATTTTCATCTTTGCATAATGTTTTCCGCCAACTTGTTTTTCTAATGATTCATATGTAACTCCTTTAAATATTTCTTTATTTGTCATATGTCATAACCTCTTTCTGTTTTTGGATAAATTATATTTAATTTTTTCTTAGCTCTTGTAACACCAACATAAAACAATCTATGTTCATCATCTGGGTCGTCTAAATATTTATTATATGCAGCATTACTCAAGTCTGTTAACAATATTACATTATCTCTTTCATTACCTTTTACACCATGAATAGTTGATATTTTAATTCTAGGTTCTCTTGACAAGTCCTCTCCACTCTGTATTAATTTCTGTATTTTTCTAATTTCATCATCACCTAAATCGTCAAAAGCTTTATACCACTCTTCGTCTGTTTTTAAACCATAATTAGTTTTTAAAGTATCAATGTCGTAATAATTTTCTTTAGACATAGGTTTCATTTTTTTAACATCCACATTTTTACTCATCTTATTAGTTATCTTTTTATAATCGTTATAATGTAGAGGTGTTCCTTCTCTTAATTTGTTCCAATTTTCTATTAGGGCATAGATGTTTTGTATCCTTGGTGTTGAGTTTCTTCTTTGAAAATAGTAACCATTCTGATCTAAGTAGTAAGCAACCTTTTCTAAAAATAAATTAGTTCTAGCTAAAATTAACCATTCCCCTTTAGATAAATCTACCTTATCTAACTCCCAATGGTATTCCACATCACCTAAATCTTCTTTGGGTATCCAATTTTTTTGCACTCTATTTTTAACTTTTGTAATTATTGAGTTTGCTACATTAAAAATTTTCTTAGGAACTCTGTAAGATTGTTGTAATATAATCTTTTCTCCCTCCAAGTTTATAAAATTTTCTGGATAAGCACCGTTCCATTTGTAAATAGCTTGGTCATCGTCACCTGCTATTATGGATTGCTTAGAACTCTTTTCTAATTTTTTAACTATATCCCACTGAATTAAACTTAAATCTTGTGCCTCATCTACAAATATAACTTCAAAGTTAGGGCTTTCACCTTTTTCTAAAAATTTTTCTAACATATCAATAAAATCTATTAGACCTTTATGTTTTTTATATCTGTATAATTCTTTATCTATTATTTCTAACTTATCGTAAGTTATATTATAATTATTACCATTACGGTTATACAATTCTAGTGGTGATATTCTTTTATTTCTAGCGAGACTTATAAGCGATATGTAAGGATCCTTTGAATGTAATACACCTTCGTGATCGTTGTCATAACGAATACCTTCAAACTCTATCTGTATATCCTTACCTAAATCTCTGTAATCTTTTTCTTGCATTACATTTTCTTTTTTAAGTCCTAACAAATTAAAACAAAAAGAATGTAGAGTTCTAAAGTAGGGTAAATCTTTTTCTGTTAAATTAAATTTTTCCATAGCCCTACTCTTACCCTCTTGTGCTGCATTTTTAGAAAATGTGAAATAACCTATTTTACTAGGATCTACTTTTTCTAAAAATTTTTCTAACTCATTCATTAGGTAGTATGTTTTACCCGTACCCGGTGGTCCATATATTATCTTTCTCATCAATAGTTCTCCTTGTTAAATGTTTTTTCTTTGTAAGTTTGTGGTTTTTTATCAAATCTAGCTACGACAAATACAGATAGCTTTGTTTTACCTACTCTTTTTGTAAAACAATTTAAGTGATCTTTTAACATTTGTGACGTTCGCTGATATTGAACTTTCCAATGTCTACGAGTTAGATATTGATGAAAAAAATTATCAAATACAAAATAGTGATGATCATCTTTGGTATAAGTCCCACCATTTTTTAAATCCTCAAAGTCATCTTTTTTAACTCTATTTAAACAATAATCCTCTAAATAGTTTCTTAAAATATCCCTTGTCCCCGTTCCTTCAGCAGGTTCTGTTATCTCCGCACCCTCTAATAAGACATTAGTTTTTTGTTTCCATTCATTAGTTTTTAAAGTAGGTGGATTAAATCTAAGTTGCTTAACACACTCTTCTTGAAACAAAGCTTGATTAGTTAAATGTTTTGCAGAATCTAAATATAATCTATCTCCATCAACATTTAAATAATAGTAAGGCTCTTCTAAATTAACAACTTGTAAATCTGTTAAGTTAGGGAACATTATCTCTTGCCCTATCCCAAACTTTCTAGATTTACATAATTTTTTATCACATAAACTACACATGGGTTGATCATTACATTTATAACCCCAATCTTTTTTATCGTGTTGTTTTGTTATTATATTTACTTCTGTATCTGACAATGGCTGTTCCATTGCCATATCATTAAATATCATTATTTTTGTTTTCCAATTATCTGGCCATTTAGATTTTGCATACACACCATAATGAAACAGTGCATTATTTCTACCGCCCTCTCCTATTCTATTTTGTGCCATAAGTTCTATGCATGGTGGTCCATCACTATATTCTGATTTCGGTCTTTCTACTTTAATTGTTTCAATATTTATAACTTTTGTATCTTCATACAAATTAAAAAAACCATCTAGTGTAATAGCATTTCCATCTTTATCAAAGGCATATCTTGTTGTTCTATCACCATTAAAGTATGGTAAATTTAAAAAATTTCCTGTATCATCTTTAGATTTTAATTCACGTTGTTTTGGAAAAACTTCTGATCCACCATAACCTAATATAGATCTAATTTCATTTAACTTATCTTGCATTAATGCAGCAGATACATAATCCGTTGTGAATAAAAACACATGTGCACCACCAGACTTAGATCTAAATACTATTAGTGGTAAATTTAATTTTTGAATTTTGTTTATTAATTGTTTGTGATCAAACCCTGCATAAGAATCTATATCTATGCAACCCCATTTACATTTGTTCTCATCATTGATTGGTATAACACCTAAACTATCTTCACCTTCTAAGTGCTTTTGCCACAATTCATCTGTAACAGATTCACGTTTAACAAATCC